CGCTGGTGGCAACTTGGCTAACAGCAACGGAGTCAGCTACATCTTCTTAGCTATTGCTTAAAAGGAACATTATGCAAATCAGAACACAATCAGGACAAGTCATGTACGAAGCAGAATTTCGTGCATACACAAAAGCCAATGGTGGCCCATCATGGGACATAACAACAACTGAAGTCTTAGAGGCTTTGGGTGCTGATGTAGTCTTTGAAGGCCCACAAGCTACAGGCGGTACTGTTTACCAATACTCTCAAGCCTCTGGTATCGAGCAGATTGATGGCAAGTGGTACACAAAGTATGTGCTTGGCCCTGTCTTTGTAGATACTACAGATGATACTGGCAATGTCACATCTGCTACCCAGCATGAGACTGCTTATAAGGCTCAGAAGGATGCTGAACAAGCTAAGAGTGTTCGTCAGACCCGTGATGATAAACTAACAGAAACTGATTGGAGATTTCGTAGCGATATGACTCCATCACAAGAGTGGAAAGACTACTGCCAAGCATTGAGAGATGTTCCTTTGCAGAGTGGTTTCCCTTGGACTATTACTTGGCCTGTTGAGCCACAATAAGGAGCAATCATGGCTGTAACTAGCGCACAAATTGTAGATTTTCTGCTTACTAATCCAGACTTGACTGATGCCCAGATCGTCACGGCTATGGAGACCTATGGAGTCTCTCCTGCTCAGATGGCTCAAGCTGTTGGGTTAGATGAGGGTGCAGTTGCGGCTCGTGTGGCGGCTACTGTTCCTCAGGGTCAAACAGTAACCCTTGGTGACACCATTGTTCAACCTGTTTATCAAGTAACTGGATCAGGTGACAGCGAACAAATTGGTGGTATTGAGAATGTTCTGACTTACAGAGTTGGAGAAAATCAGGCTGGTGGTGGTTATAACCAATACACACCAACTGGTGAACTTGAGCGTACTGGTACACAACAGAAGGTTGAGAGTGGGTTTGGTGAGTTTTTAGCAGGTGCTGGGTTACTTTTTGGTGGTGCTGCTTTGGCGGGTCTTGGTGGTGGAGCAGGTGCGGCTACTGTTGGCTCAACTGGCTTAACAATGGCTGAGTTGGCTCAACTTGATTTAGCTTTAGGTGGTGCGGGTGGTACTGCGGGTGCAACTGCTCTTGCTAACTCTTTAACTACTGGTGCTTTGACAGGTACATTGACAAACCTAACAGGTGGTAGTGGTACAGGTGCTTTGACGGGTGGATTGGCTACTGAGGGTGTTGTCGCAGGAATGGGTACTGGTACAGGAATTACAGCGGCTGGTGCAGGTGGTTTAGGTGGTGGAACTACTGTAGCGGGTCTTGGTACTGGTGTCGGAACGGGACTTACTACTACTGGCGCAGGTCTTGGTGCGGCAGGAACAGGCGCAGGAATTACAGCAGGTACAGGATTAACAGGAACTGGTGTTTTAGCGGGTTCTGGTCTTGGAACTACTTTATTAGGTACTGGAGTTGGTACAGGATTAGGAACTGGTGTTCTTACTGGTTCGGGTTTAGGTACTACTCTTGCAGGTGTAGGAACAGGTGTTGGAACTGGTTTAGGGACTACCTTGGCAGGCGTTGGTACAGGCGTAGGCACTGGTTTAGGTACAGCACTTGGAACAGCGGCAGGAACAGGTCTTGGTGGTCTTACAGCGGCTCAACTTGGTGCTTTACTATCTGGTGGTTTAACTACTGGTGCAGGTCTTCTCCAACAACAAACATCTAAAGAAGCGGCTCAAAAAGCGCAAGCCATGATTGACAGAGAGACTGCTGCGGCTAAAGCAGCTGCTCAGTTTAGACCTGTTGGAATGACTACTCGGTTTGGCTCTTCGCAGTTTGCGGTTGATCCAGTTACAGGTCAATTGACTAGCGCAGGATACACACTAAGTCCCGAAGCTAAGAATGCTCAAGACCGATTTGTTAGGTTAGCTGAGTCTGGTTTAGTCCAAGCAGAAGGCGCACAAGCAAAGTTTGCTCCTTTGCAAACAGGCGCACAAAGTTTGTTTGGTCTTGGTAATCAGTATTTGGCTCAATCTCCTGAAGCAGTTGCAGCAAATTACCTAAAGAGTCAGATGGCTTTGTTGCAACCAGGCAGGGAAACTGAACTTGCTAATCTGCAAAACAGACTCCAACAACAAGGTCGTGGTGGTTTGGCGGTTGCTCAAGGCGGTACTATGGGTGCTACAACACCTGAACTACAGGCTCTGTATAACGCCAGAGCGCAACAAGAAGCTCAACTGGCGGCTAATGCTCAACAGTATGGTCAGCAAAACGTCTTGTTTGGTGCAGGTCTATTGAATCAAGGTTCTCAAGCTATGGGTCAATACTATGGTGGTCAACAAGCCGCTTACGCACCTTACACAACTGCTATGGGGCAAGTTACAGGACTTGAAAGTGCGGCACAACAACCTTTGACAATGGGTGCGGCTCTTGGTCAACAAGCGGCTCAAGCGGGTGCTAATGTTGGTCAATTAGGACTTCGTGGTGCAGAACAAAGCGTTGCTTTAGCGACAGGTAGAGCCGCAACTACTAACCCCTATTCAACATTATTAGGCGGTTTGGGTTCTTCTCCCGCATTTGGTACTGCCGCTGGCAACGCTATATATAGCTTATTTGGTTAAGGAATCATCATGGCAGAAAATATTGTGGCAGGTTTGTTTGGACTAACACCAGATATGTATGGTGAGCAACAACGTAGAAGTGCTTTGCAAGAAGGTATTACCCTTGCTCAACTAGACCCCGCATCTCGTGGTGCGGCACTAACTTATGGCGGTGCTAGAGGTCTTGGTACTGCCATTGGTGGTGCTTTGGGTATTGAAGACCCACAATTGAAGATGATTAGCACTCGCAATGCTATTGCTCAACAGATAGATCAGAGTAATCCTGAATCAATCTTGCAAGGTGCTCAGATGTTGGCACAAGCTGGCGACCAACAAGGTGCTTTGGCTTTGGCTCAATATGCTCGTCAAGCACAGAGCGAGATGGCTCAAACACAACAAAGACGGGCAGCAGAAACAGCATCTTTGGCTCAAGCGGCTAAGACTCAATTGTCTATTAAACAAGAAGAAGATTTACGTGCTGAATTGGCTAAACTTCCTACTACAGCCACACAAGATGACATTCTTGCTGTTTTAACTAAGTATGGTTCTCCAGACAAAGTTATTGCGGCTTTAACAGCATCTGCAAGCAGAACAGAAGCCACACTAGCTAGAACTGCGGCATCAGATGCGGCCAATCAAGCTAAGATTGAGGCGGCTAAAACTGCGGCTGATGCTGCTCTAGAAAGAGCTAAAGTTTTGGCTGATGCAAAGATTGAGGCGGCTGCTACAGCGGGTGCTACCGCTAAAGAAATTGCTCGAATGCGGGTTGATTCCGCAAAAGAAATTGCTCAAATAAGAATTGATTCTGCAAAAGATTTAAAAGAGTTTGCAAATAATTTAAAAGGCCCGAAAGTTCTTGCTCCTTCTTTGCAAAAAGAGGAAGACAAAGAACTTGAATTGGTTGACTCATTAACTGCTCGTGAAACTTCATTAGCACCCGCTATTGCAACACTAACCCCCGATCCTAGGACGGGTAAACCACCTTTGGAACTCGGCCCTGTAAACAATCTACGCTATCAAGCACAGAATGCGGCTGGTAACTCTAGTGTTGAGAGCCGAAACTATGCGGCCTTGCAACGTGCTGTTCAAGAGGCTACTAACTTGAAGACAGATGCGGCTAAAGGTGTTCAAACAGACAAAGACGTTTTGCGTTTTGCCAATGAACTTATTGCGGCATTTGGTGGAAATGATACAAAGACAACACTTGAGGCTCTCAGTAACTTCTCTAAATCTACTGCAAAGGCTAAAGAGAATGCTCAGAAACGCATTGACAGCAGACGTAAATCACAGGGTGTAGACCCTTACTACGGCCCTGCGGTCGGTACTGCACAAAACCCTATTAAACTAGACTAAAGGTAAGCATCATGGCGACTGTTTATGAATACAAAGGCGCATCCTATGAATTGCCTGATGGCTTATCAAATGAGGCCGCTTTAGCAAAGATTAAGGCCAGTTTAGGTGAGGCAGAGGGACAACCTTCTGCCCAGCCTGCAACTCCACCTACTGCTCAAGCTCCCAAAGAGCAAGGTCTTGGTGATTTACTCAGACGACAACTTGGTTTGGCTACTCGTGCTGTAGTTACTGGTGTTTCTGCGCCAGCAAATATCGTTACTGATTTTTTAAGTGGTGCAGTCAATGTTGGTGCAAATATTGTTGGATCAGAAAAGAGAATGCCTTATTTGTCTAAAGAGCAAAGCAAAGGTTTGACTCAATTGGGTGTTCCTGAGCCTGAAACTGGTGCTGAACGGGCGGCTCAAGTTGGTATGCAAGCATTAACTTCAGCAGGTGGAATGGCGGCTGCTGCTCCCAAATCTATCTTTGGTGCTGATTTAGTTCGTCAACTTCCTGCTGCTACTGTTGCTCCTATGGTTGCACAACCTGTAGCAGAGATAACCAAAGAAATAACTGGTAGCGATATGGCGGCTACGATTGCTGCTCTGGGCGTTTCTGGTGCTGTTGGCAAAGCTACTGGTGACTTTGCAGGTCGGCTTGCTACAGGCAAACAACCAACAACTACGATGGCTGATGTTCAGCAAAAGGCTACTCGTGCTTACACAAAAGTAAGTGAACAAGGGATTGAAATATCTGGCAAGAATGCTACAAGCCTTGTTGACAAAGTAAAAGCTCGTTTAGACGCTGTTGATTACATCCCAGAGAATGCCGCACCTGTTGCAAACATTTTGAACAAGTACGAAAGCATCCTTCAGCGTGGAAACATTACTTTTGATAATGTTGAGCAGATGCGTAGATTGGCAAACAATCTAAAAGGCAATCCAGATAAGAACATTCGTAGACTTGCAAGTGAAATGGTTGATAGTATTGATGACCACGTTGCTACCTTGTCTCCTAAAGATGTGGTGTCTGGTGCTAGTGGAATTGATGTTGCTGTTAAGACAATCATGGAAGCCCGTAAAGACTTTAGAAATGCAAGTCGTGCTTCTACCCTCGATAACATCTTAAATGTTGCAGAAACCAAAGCCTTGAATCCAAGCGCATCCGAAAGTGAGTTGATTCGCCAAGGGTTTATTGGTCTTGCTGCCAACAAAAACAAGATGAATTTGTTTAGTAAAGATGAGCAAAATGCCATCAAAGCAGTTGCAAAAGGAAGCTCTTTAGACCCATTGTTGACTCTAATGGCTAAATTCAATCCACAACGTAGTCAATTGATTACTGGTGGTGCAGTTGGTTTTGGTGTCGGTAGTCCAGAGACTTTGAAGTATTCAATCCCAATTGCTGCCGCAGGTTATGGCGCAGATAAGTTGCAAGCAATGATGCGTAGACAATCTGCTGAAAAAGCAATGAGTGGTTTGTTAACAGGCACAACACCTGGTCAACAACCATCTTATTTCACTCGTGGTCTGTTAAGCACCATGATGAACCCTCCACAGCAATGAGAGAGTGGGCTGAAGCACTTGTTGCGGCAGTCTTGTTTAGTAGTTTTGTCATTTATTGTAGTTATATTGTTATCTGGGCATTTCCGTGATCGCCTTTCTCTTGGCGGCAACCATAGAGTACCGATGTATTAAGTGGACTTGGACTGGTGATGTTTACAACCGAAGGGTTGTTTGCATTAAGTGGGAGAGAAAGAAATGATTGATCCGATCACAGCTCTAGCTGGCATACAGTCAGCAATCAGCATGGTCAAGAAGGCAGCTAATGTTGCCAATGACCTAGGCTCACTTGCGCCAATGATTGGGAAATTATTTGACGCAAAAAGTGTAGCTACAAAAGCCATGCTTCAGGCTAAACAGTCTGGCAAAGGCTCAAACATGGGGACTGCCCTCCAGATTGAGATGGCACTAGAGCAAGCCAGAGCGTTTGAGGAAGAGTTAAAGATGCTCTTCATGCAGACAGGCAAGATTGATGTCTGGAACAAGATTAAAGCCCGTCAAGCAGAGATGGACTTGGCAGATGCCAAAGAGATAAGCGCATTAAAAAAGGCAGAGAAAGAAGCCAAGCAGAAAGAGCAAGAACAACTAGAGATTGGTTTAGCAATCGGTGGAATATTCTTTGTTTTGTTTTTAGTCTTTGTTGGTGTCAATGAGTTGATGACATTCTGTGAAGCAACAAGAAGGTGTGGTCGGTGAATGAGTATCAGAAGACCTTTGATATGTGCCTCAAGATATTCGTTTACGGGTGCGTGGCTTTGTATTTCTTAGGTTTTCTGAAGTTCCTTCCTGATGATCTGTCTGACAGAATTGTCAATCTTCTACTTGGAAAGGTTGGTCTTGGTAAATGAAGTACTTACTTGTATTTGTAGCTTTTATGCTACATG